GTAGTCGAAGAATCAAAAGAAGACCTCCAATCACTTCTATTAGAACTTTCTAATTCTAAAGAAGAAGATTGCGAAAGTTGCTCTATTTGATTTGATTAAATATAAGAAGGTGAGTTAATTTATTAAAGGAGAAAAATGGTTTTTAGTTTTAAGAAAAGTACAAAGGAGAATCTAATGGTCGAATCTATGACCGTTTTTAATACCCAAGAAGTGGATACCAAAAAACAACCTATGTTTTTTGGTCAACCACTGGGAATACAAAGATATGATTCTTATAAGTATCCAATCTTTGATAAATTGACTCAACAACAACTTGGATACTTTTGGAGACCCGAAGAAATCTCATTACAAAAAGATCGTGGAGACTATCAGACTCTACGACCCGAACAAAAACATATTTTCACGAGTAATCTAAAATATCAGATTATGCTTGATTCGGTTCAGGGAAGAGGTCCCGGTATGGCATTTGCTCCGTACTGCTCTCTACCAGAACTAGAAGCATGTATGAAAGTATGGGAGTTTATGGAGATGATTCATTCTCGTTCATATACCTATATTATTAAGAATGTATATTCAAATCCTTCTGATGTTTTTGATACAATTCTTTGTGATGATCGTATTATGGAAAGAGCGGCAAGTGTAACTGAGGCTTATAATGACTTTATCAATAGTGCTCAACATTATGGAACTTCTGAACTTTGGAAACACGCTCAAGAACAAGTTCCTTACGCACAGGTAGAAAGATATGAACTCAAACGCAAACTCTACAGAGCAGTTGCAAATGTTAATATTCTTGAAGGTATTCGCTTTTATGTTAGTTTCGCTTGCAGTTTTGCATTTGGCGAACTCAAACTTATGGAAGGAAGTGCAAAAATCATCGGTTTGATTGCCCGAGATGAAAGTCAGCATTTAGTCATCACCCAGAACATTCTAAACAAGTGGAAGGAGGGTGATGACCCTGATATGAAGAAAATCTCACAGGAAGAAGAGCAGTGGGTTTATAAGACCTTTGAGAACGCAGTCAATCAGGAAAAACACTGGGCTGAATATCTCTTTAAGGATGGTTCGATGATTGGTTTAAATGATAAACTTCTTCAGCAGTATGTGGAATGGACCGCTAATCGTAGAATGAAGGCAATCGGTCTTCGTCCTGTTTATGATGTTCCGGCGAAGAATAATCCTCTTCCTTGGACCTCACACTGGTTGAATTCAAGAGAAGTACAAATAGCACCACAAGAATCGGAGATAACTTCATATTTGGTTGGTGGTATTAAGTCTGATGTAAAATCTGATACTTTCTCCGGATTCAAGTTGTGACACCAAAAATACTCAATAGTGATGGAAATTACGATGAGTGGTGTGAAGAAGAAATTATAAAATGTTATAAAGATGCTGCCGAATATGATGATGTTCTTTTTGGAGATCACGACTATTCTTATGTTTGGTTAGATAAGGGTCCTTGAGACCCTTTTTTTATAAATAAAACTATAAAGAACTTAAAAGAAAAGATGTCTACACTTACAGGTAATGATGTTAGAGGATTGATGGAGGCATATCAGGCAGTATATGCTCCTCAAGAACTCACCGAAGAACAGGTATGGGAAGAAGTGGAAGAGTGGGTCAATACACTCATCGAAGAAGGTTATGACCTGAGTGATTATACTTGGGAAGAGATGTTTGAGTCTTATTTGGAGGAGGCTCCGGCGAGGAATTATGGAAACCCAGATGTAGCTCGTTATAATCAAGCAGTAGCACAATCAAACAAAGATAAAGCAACCCGTTCTACCGCACAAGGACAAGTACAAACTGCTCTTGGGCAAGGTAGGGGTATTAATGTTAGGGGGGCTACAACTGGAACAGCACAAGGAAGAGGATTTGGAGCTGTCTCTGGTGGGAGACAAGGTGTTGTTGTAAATAAACCACTTAAGCCCGGAGAAACTCAACAAATTAATGTTGGAGGAAGAACACTTTTCCCAGCTCAAAGTGGGAATAGAACTGTTTATTTGCCATCAAAAGAAGCAAAACCCGCTACTCCACTTTTTAAATCTTCCGCTAAACCTGTTCCTCCTGTCAATAAAGATAAACTCGTTCCTCCTGTCGATAAAGATAAACCCGTTCCTCCTACCAGAACCCCTGCTGCTGCTCCTGCCGCCAGACCCGCCGCCGCTGCTCCCGCTAAAGTTTCACCAACACCAACACCCAAACCAACACAAGCAGGACCCACAAAACCTGCTATTGGAACTACCGCAGGTGGAACTAAGTTTGAAAGAAGGGCGGCAACTAGTGCAGAATTGAGAGCGGCAAAAGCAGCAAGAGCGGCGGCAAAGGCAGCAGGAGATACAAAGGGTGCCGAAGAAGCGGCAGTCAAAGCTGGCGTAGAGGCAGGAAAATCAGCATCAAAACCAGCAGTAACATCTCGTCCTAGTGGTTTTGGAGTTCCTACTGCCCCACTTGCTGCTAAATTAAGTGCTGCGACTTCAACAGCACCACCAACCCCAACAGAGGCTCCTAAAGTTGCTCCAAGCAATACATTAAGTAATACTGTAGCACCCAGTAAACTGAAGAAGGAAGAATATGATGCCTATGACCTCGTGCTTGAGTATCTCCTCTCACAGGGTCACGCAGACACCTTAGAAGAAGCAAATTATGTAATGCTTGAGTTGGATGCTGAGATGATTGGTAGTATTATTGAGGCAAAGGTAGATGAAAAACTCCCAGAACACAAAAGGTCTGGTGCTAGGCTTAATAGATATGATAATCCAAGTGGTGCTTTAGCATTGGGTGGCGGTCAGCAGCGGGCCCGTAGAGAAGAGCACAGAGAAAGAAGAGGTAAGAAAACAAAAGGTTAATTATAAAACCTTAACATAACTCAAAGCACCTCTTGACAAGGTGCTTTTTTGTCGCTATAATAGGTTTGTTGCTTTTGAGAACAGGGAGCTTTAAGTACTTTAAGACGCGTTAGAACTCTTAAGGACAATTTCATAAAGTCTCTCTACTTCGCTACTAAAGAACTTACCTTCAACATTTGTGTTGTAATAATCTTCTCTTAAGATTACATCACGCTTAAATTGTTCCATCGTCTCATAATAACTCATAGATTTCTTATGAGGGCACAAATACAAGATTTCTCTGGAGAACTTATCTTGACCTAATAACTTTACATCTTCAATCAGTTCATCACAAGAACCAAAGTATTTCTGCCAATCACTTTCTTTAGTTTTTCTACGACCAGTCTTACGATCTTTTTGACGAGTCCAGAAGTTCTTTTTTCCAATATATTTTTTATCATTAGTTAGATTTGTAATGACATAAACAAATCCTTCCATACCTTTGGGTACATCGGTAAAGTCCTCTTTGTTGTACTGCCAAGTCATATGATAAGTATTCCTAATCATAGTATGTAGGCACATCCCTTGACGCGGAAGCACAGACCCATTATAATGACACTAACCTTATCAAATCAGATTTTGAAAGAATTATTGGATAATAATACCTTATGCGACATTAAGGATTGGGCTGTCAATAAAATTGATTTACTTCATGAATCAGATAGGCATAAAAATGCTAAAGCTCTGCAACAAGAGTTTGAGGAATGGATTCATATTCCAGAAGAAGTAAAGGAAATTGACATTATGTATATCGATATTAGTGCCTTGGACGACCGACCCCTTGACAAACCCTAAATAATCGCATATAATGTCACGAACCCACTTCCAAAGGTGGGTTTTTTCATAATGAGTCTTTGACTTGAAAACTAGAGCCGTGGAAGGTGCCTCCCGAGAGGGTTGGTATACCCCCCTTTTAAACGGATGCCGAATTCTATTAACTTAAATGCTTAAAAACCTAACAAATGTGACCGTAGCGATTTTGGGTGCGGTTACAACATCAGCGGCAATACTGCCAGCACCGAGTATGGCAACATCTTCAGTACAACCACCATTTGCGATTGTTCCTGAAGGTCCTATTCGAGAGACAGAGACCAAAGAGGTTGTTCCCGAAAAACCTAAAGTTACACGATTAATTTGTAAAGGATGTAATCATAATGAATCACGAACTCTGGACTTCCTCCAGGATCGTGGAGTTACTGACAAAAATGCCCTAGCGACGATTATGGGTAATATTCGCCAAGAGTCTACTTTCACACCTAACATATGTGAGGGTGGTGTGAGAGTGTCTTATCCTAATTGCGGTGGAGGGTATGGATTAATTCAATGGACTAATGCTTCTCGCTTTTATGGACTAGGAAAACACGCTGCTCGTATTGGTGCCAATCCTTCTTCACTTGATACTCAACTTGATTATATGTTGTATGAAGGTGATTGGAAGATGATTGAACCTCATATGAAAACACCTGGTAAGTCGATTAATGATTATATGCGACTTGCTAGAAAGTGGATACGCTGGGGCGATCACGGAGCAAGAACTGACTATGCTTATGATTATTCAAAGCGAATGGTTCTTACCGAAGTCTAAAATTCATAAAATTTAATAAATATAGGAGGGAACTCATAACCCTCCTTTTTTCATGTCAATAGAAAATCTTCCACAAGAACCAAAAGATATTATAGATATTGCCGCCAGAGTGGGATACTTAAAGGTACAAACTGATATTGGTGAGATTAAATTAAATTCTCATAATTCATTTGAAGTTCAACCCAAAGGAACGCCATTTGGAGCAAAGGTAAAAATGGAAGAAAGTGGAAATATTACACCTATACTTACCTTTGATACGAAAAAGATGAGAGAACCCAGAAAACAAATAGATGCTAAACAAATGCTAGATGATGCTTTGGAGGACTTCTTGAATGAGTAAATTTAATATCTTTGAGTTTAAGTATGGAAAAGAAAACAAATCTCTAAAGGAGTGGATTAAGATTGGTGCAATTGTTCATTTCTCATTAGATGCAATTTCACTCATTCCAGGAATTCAAAAGAAAAAAGTTTTCAATTTACTGGATGAAGTTCAGTCTTCTATGGGTATTGATATTCTAAATGATTATATAATTCAAGATTCTGAATTGATTACTTATAGAATTGAAAGAGTTTTGGATAAGTCAATTAAAGAATACGAGAAGAATAATGCTTAGACTTTTTGAGATTAAGAATGGAAAACTTATCACTCTTCCTGATGCAACTTCTAAAAAAATAAAGTCAGTTGTTCTGAGTTCTATTATCGTGCTGATTATAGTTTCTTTATCTGGATGGTTGAAGATTGGTGAAAAAGACCTTTGGAAAATTTATACTTTAATTCTTCAACAATTTGGGTTAAATCATGAGTTGCCAAGAACTGAAAGTAAAAAAGAATTAGAAGTAAGAATTGAATTAGAAGTTGATAGAGCAATCGAAAATGTAAGACCAGAGTACGATAGAATTATTGCCGATTATGATCGCAAATATCAACCAAAGTATATTGAGAAACCAGTTGATGAATCTGTGTGTTATACCGAAGAATGTAAGTCACTCGGTGGAGAAATGCGTTTATGTGCTCCATGGATAGATG